TGCATCAGCCACAGAATGTCTGATGTACTTATGTATTCTGATATGAGAGAAACTTTTGTAAATAGCATTGGTAGATATTCTATGGATCTTATAGAAGAAATAAAGCAAATGCACCTACATGACTTTGGTATATTCATTCAATTACATCCAGACGAGGAAGAAAGAAACTTCTTAGAGCAAAATATACAACAGAGTTTATCATCTGGTAAAATAGATATAGATGACGCCATAGATATCAGGGCTATTAAGAACACCAAGATTGCTTCTCAGCTACTAAAAGTTAGAAAGAAAAGAAAAGAAAAGATGGACTTTGATAAACAGCAAGCAGCCATAAAAGCTCAATCTGAATCAAACCAACAAGCCGCTTTAGCTTCAGAGCAAGCTAAACAACAAACAATGTTATCAAAGCAAAGAACTGAAACAGAGCTGAAAAGATTAGACGCAGAGCTTGAAATGCAAAAAATGCAGTTTGAAGCGGACCTAAAGTTAAGGCTTATGAAGGAACAAAAGTCTTTGGATAAAGAAAACATTCAAGCTTCTATTGATTCACAGATGTCAAAAGAAATGTTTAGAGAAGACAGAAAAGATAAAAGAAGTAGGTTACAAGCTTCACAGCAATCGCAACTTATACAACAAAGAAAACAAGATCTAGACCCAATAGACTTTGATGGGCAAGATTACTTAGGTAGTGGTTTACAGGGGTTAGAAAGTGATTTTTAATTATTTGTATATTTGTAATAAATTTAATTTAATATGAGTGAAATCGAAGTGTATGCTCTTGATGACGATGGGAATCGTATAGAGCCTAAAGAAGAGAAAAAAGAAAACGAAGTTAAATCCGAGGAACCTCAGCCAGCTGAAGAGCCTCAACAAAAAGAAGAAGATGGCATATCACAGCAAGAAGAAGTCAAAGCCGAAGACAAAGTCAAAGCCGAAGGCGAAGAAAAAGAAAATGTATTAGAGGAAAAGGATCCTCCAAAAGAACAAAAGGAGGAAAACTTCGATGAAAATAAGGTTTTGTCTATCCTTAAAAAACAAAAAGACATAAACGTAAGTTCACTTGATGAACTTAAAAATGTTCTTTCAAATAGTGAAAAACAACAAGAGCCTCAAAAGTTGCCAGAGGAAGTTGAAAAGTATTTAACTTACAACAAAGAAACTGGTAGAGGATTGGATGATTTTGTAAAGCTGCAAAAAGATTTTAGTAAAATGCCTGAAGCAGATCTTTTAAGAAGTTATTATCAATCAACTAAACCTGGTTTAGATTCTAGCGACATTGAGTATCTAATAGAAAGAGATTTTGGAACTAATGAAGATGAATCTGATTCAGATAAAAAAAGGAAAGAGATCTCTTACAAAGAGAAGTTATTTGAAGCAAAAGACTTTTTTGAGCGTCAAAAAGATAAGTATAAAACAAAATTAGAGTCTAATAATGTTGAACTGTCTGAGAATGATAAAAAGGCTATTGACTTTTATAATAATTATCAAAAAGAATCAGAGAAAAGCGAGAGGGCAAACAGAAATAAAGCCTCTGTCTTTGAAGAGAAAACTAAAGGTTTTTTCTCTGACAAATTTGAAGGTTTCAAATTTAAGGTTGGAGACAAAACACAAGTATTTAAAGTAAAAGACAAGGAACTTGTTCTCAAAGATCAGCTTGATATAAATTCTAAACTATCTAGGTTTCTTAACAAAGAAGGAGAGTTAGATAAAACAGAAGAATATCATAAGTTTCTTTACGCAGGTACAAACGCTGATGCTATAGCCAAGCATTTTTATGAGCTTGGTAAATCAGAAGCGACTGAAGACATTGTAAAAGAAACAAAAAATATTAATATGTCTGTTCGGGATAATAAACCGGTAGATGTAAAAGGAACTAAGTTTAGAATTTTAGAAAGTGAATCTGATTTTGATTTTAAAATTAAAAAAAGAAGATAAACTTATTTAAAATTTTTACAAAATGGCAGTAACAATAACCGGAGTACAAGGTGCATTAACACCCGCTCCATCGAAAGCAACGCTTTCATCAAATTATTTGGGCTCAAGTGTTGAGTTTACATCTCAATATTTACCCGACGTATACGAAAAGGAGTTCGAAAAATACGGAAATAGATCCGTATCTTCTTTCCTTAGAATGGTAGGTGCAGAGATGCCTATTGCTTCTGATATAATTCAATGGTCAGAGCAAGGTAGATTACACCTAGCAGTGACTGGTGCTACTAGATCAGCTGATGTTATCACTTCAAATGGACACCCATTTAGAGTAGGGCAAACAGTTATTATTTCTGATGGCACAGACCAAGAAAAAGCTATCATCACAGCTGTAACTACAAACACATTTACAGTTGCTTCTTACGAGAATGCAAACCTTGCAGCAGCTATCGCCACTACTGGCTTAAAAGTTTTTGCATATGGTTCTGAATTTAAGAAAGGAACAAATGGAATGGACGGAAGCTTAGAAGCTCCAAAAGATATCCTAACTACTAACCCTATCATTATCAAAGATAAATATGAAATCAATGGTTCTGATTTGGCGCAGATTGGTTGGATAGAAGTTTCAACTGAAAATGGTGCTACAGGATACTTATGGTATTTAAAATCCGAGCATGAAACTCGTCAGAGATTTGAGGATTATCTTGAATTATCGATGATTGAAGGTAAGCCAGCTGCAAGTTCTTCTGGTGCTGAGACTGCTGGATTTAAAGGTACTAAAGGTTTATTCCACGAAGTAGAAACAAGAGGAAATATCTCTACTGGCTCTATTGCAACTAGAACCGACATTGAAACTCTTATCCAAGTCTTAGATAAGGAAGGAGCTATTCAAGAAAATGTTTTATTTGTGAACAGAGCTAAGTCATTTGAGATTGACAATGTTCTAGCTGCTCAAAATAACTCAGGTGCATCAACTTCATCTTACGGATTGTTTGACAATGACGAAAGTATGGCGTTAAACCTTGGGTTTATGGGCTTTAATTTAGGATATGACTTCTATAAGTCTGACTGGAAATATCTAAACGACGCAACTACAGGAGCTTTAACATCTTCTGTAACTGGAGTTTTGATGCCCGCAGGTACAACTTCTGTTTACGATCAGGTTATGGGACGTAACGCTACAAGACCTTTCTTGCACGTTGCTTTCAGAAAGTCTGAAGCTGAAGACAGAAAGTACAAGTCTTGGGTTACTGGATCTGCTGGTTCTGCTGGTATGTCTAGCGACTTAGACGCAATGCAAGTACACTTCTTATCAGAAAGAGCACTTGTTGTACATGGAGCTAATAACTTCATATTGTTTAAGTAGTATTTATTAAGGATGGGGGCTTCGGCCCCCAACCTTTTTTTAATTTAATAAAGTATAATAAAATGGCAAAAAGAAAAACGATCCCTTCATGGGAAATAAAAGATAGAATATATATTCTAAGTGGTGGCAAAACTCCTGTTAATTATATTCTTAGATCAAGACACCACATAAATAAACCCCTACAATATTTTGATGGATCTGTAAATAGATCTTTAAGGTATGCTTCAAATCAGACTTCTGTTTTTGAAGATGAACAACAAGGGGATGTAACCTTGCCGCCGATAATATTTAGAGACGGCAAATTAATGGTTAAAAAAGAAAACTCTTTACTTCAAAAGTTTTTATCTATATATCACCCAGATCATGGTACCGAGTATATGGAATTTGATCCTAACAAAGAAGCTGAAAAAGAAGTTAAGGATGTGGAGCTAGAGCTTGAGGCTATGAATTTAGCTAAAGAAATGCAGATTGAAGATTTAGAAGCTATAGCTAGAGCTGTAATAAAAGGCAGGGTTTCTGATATGGCGTCTAACGAGATAAGAAGAGATATGCTTATATTTGCTAGGCAGAATCCAGCTCAATTTATTGATCTCACAAAAGATGAAAACATTAACCTTAGAAATATAGCTGTTAGAGCGGCTGAAATGGGAGTGATTTTTATTGACGATGATGGTAGAACTGTTAGATGGAATGATGCAAAAAAAGAAAAGATCATAACAATACCATATGGAGAAAATGTTTATAGTGCGCTGGCTGTATACTTTAAGACCGACGAAGGCCTAGATACACTGCAAGCTATAAATAATTCTATTTAGCTAACGTAGCCACACCTCCACTATAAATGGTTACGTTAAAGGGGTTGCAAATAAGCACCCCTTTTTTTTTCGTACATTTGTAGTATGATAAATCACGTTAGAAACACTGTTTTGTCAGTGTTAAATAAAGAGAACAGGGGGTTTTTGACTCCTGCGCAATTCAACTCGTATGCAAAGCATGCGCAACAATTAATCTTTAACCAATATTTATCAGAGTATTCTAGAATGTTACTAGCAAAAAACGCTAGACAAACGTCTTCAGAATTTTTAGATAGATCAGAGGTTATGAAAAGAAAGCTAGAGGCTTTTACAAAAGAATTAAGTGTTGCTATATCTGCTAATAAGTATACGAAACCTACCGACCTACAATATCTTGTAGCTGTCAGATATGGCAACCTTGAAGTAGAGCAAGTTTCAAGAGACAAAGAAAGGTTTTTATTGAACTCAAACCTTACAGCTCCTTCAGCCAATTTTCCTGTGTTTGTTGATGAACCTTTAGCAATAACATTGCACCCATCCACATTAACAAACAATGTAAATTTTATTTATTTAAGAAACCCAAAAGATCCAAAATGGACATACAACACAATTGGAGAAAATCCAGTATTTAATCAAAGCGCATCTGACTATCAAGATTTTGAAATAGACGGAACAGAAACAGTTCCACTAGTTATTGAAATATTAAAATTAGCTGGTGTGACAATACGAGAAGGAGAGGTCACGCAAGTTGCACAAAACATAGATGTGGCTAACACCAATAAAGATTCTTAATTATGAGTTTGACTGATCAGCAATATTATAATACTAGCTCCAACTACGGAGGGGCACAGTTTGTTAGCATGAAAGATGTGGTTAATAATTTTTACATGTTTTATGTTGGTGACGATAAGGTTATAAATAATGTTAAAAGGTATGACGTTGTTTTTCATGTAAAACGTGCCATACAAGAACTTAACTATGATGCATTAAAAGATGTAAAAGCTCTTGAGTTAGAGTTGCCGACGAATTTACAGCTAACCTTACCAAAAGATTTTGTAAAACTTGTAAGGTTATCCTGGGTTGATGATATTGGTAAGCTTAGACCTCTTATGGTGGACAACCGAACAACTATAGCAACAGCATATTTACAAGACAACAATTATAATATTTTATTTGACAGCTCTGGAAATGCTTTAACTGGTAATTCTTTTATAGATGAAAAGCTTGGAGCTATAAATACAAATCAGCAAGATTATTCATCTTCACTGAGTGATGAGTTTTTTGGAAGAAGGTTTGGTATGGATACATCGGTTGCAAACGTAAATGGAAAATACAACATAGACAAAAAGAAGGGTGTACTAAGATTTAGCAGCGAAGTAAAAGGTAAGCATGTTGTTATTGAATATATATGTGATGGTATCGACTATCTTACAGAAGATGAATTACAAATAAACAAACTTACAGAGGATTACATATACAAACATGTTGCTCACCAGCTTGTAAGTCATAAGTTTGGCATACAAGAATTTATAGTCAGAAGACTTAAAAATGAAGCTTTTGCTGCCATGAAGAATATGAAGATCAGAATGATGGATATACATCCTTTTGATTTAATACAATCTTTGAAGGGTAGAAACAAGTGGATTAAATAATGAAGCTAAAAAATATATTTTCTGCGGGTAAAATGAATAAAGACTCCGATGAGAGGCTTGTTCAAAATGGAGAGTTTAGGGATGCTTTAAATGTAAAGGTTGTCAGCTCTTCTGGTTCCGATGTAGGTGCAGTTGAAAACTCTATTTCAAATACTGTATTAACTCAGTTAAATTTTGGTGTCAATCCAGTTTGTATTGGTTCTGTTGCTGATGATGCTAATAATAATATATATTGGTTTGTTAGATCAGACAATGGAAGTTATATAGCTGAATATGACGCAGACAATGCAACCTCGACCATGGTTCTCATAGATAAGAGATCTCTTAGACTTCAGGTTTTAAATTTTTACAAAACATCTTTCATAGAGGCTAACATTTTAATTGATATTGATAATGATAAAAAGTTTCTCTATTTTACTGACAATATAAATCCACCAAGACGTGTAGAGGTTAACTCAGCAAAATTAATAGATGGAGCAACAGATAGCAATGCTACCTTTACAAAGTTTGATGTTGATGTTATACAACAACCCCCACTAAATCCACCAACAATTGTTCTTGGCACATCAACTACTAATGAAAATAACATAAAAGAAAGATTCCTGTATTTTGCTTATAGATACGAATATAAGCATGGGGAGTATAGTGCGCTTTCTCCATTTAGCAAGGTGGCTTTTTTGCCAGGCTCTTTTACATTTGATTTTTCAACCGGTCTGAATACTTGTATGGTGAATGCATACAGTGAGGTTGATATAACTTTTAATTCTGGTACAAAAAATGTGGTTGCAATAGATCTTGTCTTTAAAGAAAGTAATTCACAAAACATTTATGTTATAGAAACTTTTGATAAAGAAAACGACAACATACAAAACAATGCAAACCACACTTATAGATTTACAAATAGCAAGGTCTATAAATTGCTTCCTGAAAAAGAATTATTTAGAGTTTACGACAACGTACCCCTTACAGCAAAGACACAACAGCTTGTAGGTAATAGAATTGTATACTCAAACTATACCGAAAATTTTAATCTCAAAGACGCAAACGGAGATAAAATACCATTTTTACTTACACCACAAGTAACTAATACGGCTGTGTCTTCAGGAAGCCCACAAGAAACTGTCAAGTCAAATGTTGATTACGAAATAGGTTTGGTTTATTTAGATGATTATGGTAGATCAACAACAGTCATAACATCAAAAAATGCAACTGTAAATGTTCCTTTAAGTGCATCCAAAACTCAAAACAGAATAAACCTAACAATAAATCATTTACCACCTGCCTTTGCATCACACTATAGAGTTTATGTAAAGCAAAGCAAAGGAAGATATGAAACAATAACTCCATCTATATTTCATT